CCTCTGAGATGTTTACGCACGATGCAGACGACATCATCGCAGAGGTAGAGCGCAAAGAGCTAGGCCGTATAGAGAAGGCAGACTGGTATAAACGCTTTGCCTATATACAAGAGGACGACGCCTACTTTGACTTGCAAGACCGTAGAGAGGTGAGCCGTTCTACCTTTAATGCCTTGTTCCGTCACATTGATTGCCGTTCTATCCATACCGCAGCGCGAGTGTTGCCTGCTGTGTCCTATGACGAGAACCGTCAGACTATGGGCGCTAAGGCCCTAGTGGGTATCACCTATGCTGCCGGTGAAACGGTGCTTGTGTCCCGTGATGGCGATATCTATGGTAATCGCTGGCGCAACGCGCGGCCTGAGAACTTAACGGCAGGCGATATAACACCTTGGCTAGACCATGCGCGTACACTTATCCCTAACGAGGATGAGCTAGAGCATATCTTTGACGTTATGGCCTATAAGGTGCAGCACCCCGAAATTAAGATAAACCATGCTGTCTTACATGGCGGCGATGAGGGTAGCGGTAAAGATACATTTTGGGCGCCGTTCCTATGGGCTGTCTGTGGCGATAACCTGCGTAACCGTGGCATTATGGATAACAACTCTGTTAACAGCCAATGGGGTTATCAATTAGAGAGTGAGATTTTAATTATCAACGAGCTAAAAGAGCCGGACGCCTCGGCGCGTAGGCAATTGGCCAATCAGTTGAAACCTATCATAGCCGCACCGCCTGAGATGTTGCCTATCAACCGCAAGGGCTTGCACCCTTACATGATGCTTAATCGTGTTTTCGTGTTGGCATTTTCCAATGATCCCGTACCTATCAGCTTGGCTAGCCAAGATCGCCGGTGGTTTTGCGTGTGGAGCCAGGCGCCACGTATGGAGCCTAGCGAGGCGGCCAAGCTATGGCGTTGGTATAAAGCCGGTGGATTTAGTGCTTGTGCTTCGTGGCTTATGTCTCGTGACGTTAGCAAGTTTAACCCTAGCGCCGCGCCCATGTGGACTGAGTTTAAATCGAACCTGGTCGAGCATGGCATGTCAATGGCTGAATCGTTCCTGGTTGAACAAATGCGCGAGCGCGTGGGCGAATTTAGCAAGGGCGTAATTGGCAGCCCTTTCCATTCTATCTGCGATCGCTTGGCCGGATCAGCGCCTTCAGGCGTTAAAGTACCGCAGGCTGCGTTATTACACGCGCTAAAAGAGGCGGGCTGGATTGACTGCGGCCGTTTAGCCAGCGCTGATTATATGAATAAAAAGCATATCTACTGCGCGCCTGGCTTTGCTAATCATAGCAAATCGGATCTGCGGCGAATGGTTGAAATATCAGAGCCGCCAAAAATGGTTGTGATTAAATAAAAAAACGGCCTTAGGGCCGTTTCTTTTTTGGGTTAATAGGGTTATATCAAATATCTAATATAATTGCTATAAGGGCCGCAATTAAAGCCGCAAGTGCTAGTAGCATATCATTCAGCGCTGCCATAAATTAGCTTATGGCTTATGTCGGCGTAACTGTCTACAATATCGCTTAGTTTGTCATACCGTTCAGCCAGCGCCATGTAATCAGCTTTTGATTTTGCTAGGGCCTCGCTTAAGGCCTCGCTATCAAGGGGCAGATCGAAACCTTCGAGCGTGTTATATATCGCTTGTAATTCTAAATTGTCATAATTTAGTTCTACTATGCACGCGAGCGCATCATTCAAAATAGGCGTGTAATTACGCGCTAATTCTATTTCCATTCGGTCTTTTAAATTCATGCTATGCACTCCCTTAATTTTAAATCGCTGGCCCTATATTCCAGTCTATTGTCATCGTACTCGGCGGCGTCATCTTCTATCACAATGTGCCAGTCATCAGCATAGACAATTACGCCGGTTATATTTTGATCAATCACTTCCACTTGATCGCCCACATAAAATTTAGCCATGTTATACACTCCAAAAAATAATGCGCCGGGCTTGTGGCCTCGGCGCTGGTTGATATTATGCTGCTGCCTGTAATGGTGCCGCTGGTTGAGTGATCCAATAGGGGCGCAAAGTCGGGCCCTTTACGGCGTCTTTTCGCATTGGCATTAATACGCCGATCACGTACTCGTTAGAATAATGCACAAGCGCAGCGCTCGGGCCGTTCTGTACTATTTGCGCCAAGCCGCCGTTTACTAGCTTGCCTACCTTGTCGAAGTCGACTAAATACTCGTTATTAAAATCCGAAATATTTTCGCCGGTGGTTTTTTCAGGTATCACGCGGCGATAGTCCGGGAAGGTAGCATCGGTTAAACCGCCGCTTACATTTTGGCCGGCGCTTGATAATGTTACCTGCTGGCCTTCGATCGTTATATCAATCACCGGCGCTTTAGTTTTAACGGCCGCCTCGATCAATTCACGCGGTACTAGTGCTTTAATGCCTGGTGCGCTTTCTGTCGGTAGATTAATACATAATAAGCGGTGGCCATCAGTCGCGGCTGCGATCATGCCATGGGCGCTTGATTCAAAGTGTACTCCGTTCAAATAATAGCGGATGTCTTTTTTGCCTGCGCATAGTAATAGCGCTTTAAGTTCATTGGTTTTAATAGTGAATTGCATTTGGATCCCTTTACTATCAATGGCCAAAATTAGCCGCTATGCGCACGGGTAAGCATGCGCATAACGAAAATTTTAAGCTGCAATTTCTTCATTCTCTGCTATGTGGTCGCGGATCATGTGATCTGCTATTTCATACCAGTTAACGTCTGATAGAAAAGCCAGCGCATAATCACGGGATAAGCCTTCAGGCGTATCAATGAAAATTAAATCTTCAGCATACGCCTCTAAATCTTTTGATAAGTCATAAGTAATAGCTGGCAAATCTTGCTTATTATCATCCCACCATCTAATGGCAAATGTTTCCGCTAAATCAATACCATCAAATATTTCAAGGTTAACGCGCCAGGTTGCATAATTGGCCCATCCGTTGTATTTAGTATCAGTCATAATGTACTCCCTTAAATTGTAGCTAATAAGATTAATGATAAAAGAATAAGCGCGAATGATACGGCGCCGAGTATTTCAACGGCGCTTATCTTTTCGGCTGCTGGTTTAACGTTTTTATAGTCTCGCATGATCATAATTAAGCCCTTTATATTATTGCCAATAATTTGCTGGCATGAATAAGACTATACGCCATTAAATTAGAATGTCAAACATTCTTTTACATTAATTAGCATTATTGGCTTTTTATTGCCACGGATTGGCAATAGATTGGCAATAGATTGGCAATTGTGGCGGATCGTGCAAGGCCACGGAGCGCAAAGGATTGAGCTATATTCTGGGTCTTATTGCCATAGTATTAGATAGATATATAAATAAAATATGTATATGAGAACCATTCTCATGTAGGCGCAAATGGTATGGGGTTTTGCTGCCATGGCAAGAATGCCAATATGACCAATAAACTAGCTTTTACCCTTGCGTTGGCGTAAAATGCACATTGGCATTATTGCCATATTGTTTGAGGTGATAGAAATGACTAAAAAAGAGAAAATTAAGCTGATCCGCCAGGCTGAAAAACTAGCAGCCATTCCAAAATTAAACCCTGATTTTAAACCTGGCCGCCGATCGTACTCAGAAATATACCAAGGGATAATTCGCAACAAGTACGTAAACGAATGGGCTGATTAATCTCACATGGCAATAATGCCAATGTGACAATGCACGCAGCCGGCTGCGTACTGCGATCAGCTGCGCGCCCGCCAGCCCACTAGCCAATGAGAATGATTCTCATTAGCATACAGCCTGCTAGCAGGGAACTGTTTGCATTTTGCTGGGGGGGGGTAGGGCCTTGGGGGAAGGGCCTTCGTAAACGATGGTGTCAGAAGAAATTTTTATTTTTTATTAAGATTGCCCACCTGCCCACTAGCAATCTGCCCACCTGCCCACTAGCAATCCGTATACAGTAAAATGCTCAATAGCAAACGTATATAGCAGTTGTATACAGCAAAATGCCCACTAGCATTTAACGTGACGCGTTAATAATGGTTTTCTCTATGGCTTGTGTTTAACAATTGGCGGAATATTACAGACAAGCAATCTTGCTTATCTTAGGTTAAGGACAACTATCATGTGGACAACTCCAGCAGCTACAGAAATGCGTTTCGGTTTTGAAGTAACTATGTACGTAATGAATAAATAGTTTAGACATTTGTTTAAACAAAAAGTATATACTTTGTATATATCAAGGTGCGGTTAAGCCGACACTAGAGGATGTAGTAAGTAACGAGTTTTTCGGCTTTCTGCGTTACATGTAACAACTACCCAATCTACGCCCCTTGACACCGCGCATGTAAACCAATAACATGCCCTAATGACATTCCTATCGATACCTTTTACGCCACGCGAGGTAAAAGCCACCGAATCGCGTTTACAGAAAATATACGACGCAGCCAAGCTGGGTCTGAAGAACGACTCTTTGGCTCTTGCCGCCGGCATGTTGCCGTCCGAGTACCGGCAACTGTGCCAGCTAGACCCCGTAGCGGAGATGGCGGCGCAGAAAGGTAAAGCAGACGGTGAGCTAGAGATGGCCCAGGTGCTAATCACCTCCGCTAAAGAAGGCGACGCTAAGTCGGCACTGGCTGTGTTGCAGCATGCACACGCATGGACAGCCAAGACTGAGATCAGTGTGGATGTGTACCAAAAGATAAGTATCACTCAGGCACTAGCCGAGGCTCAATCACGTATCATTGAAGGCACCGTCGTAGACACCCAATAATGCAACTACCTATATATAGCTCGGACGAAGAACAACTCCTCATGTCACGGCTGTGGGATCCGCGTGTAGCGGACGACCCTGAAGCGTTCGTGCTGTTCGCGTTCCCGTGGGGCCAAGCCAACACGCCACTGGCTAAGTTCAAAGGGCCACGTCAGTGGCAGCGCGACGTCTTAAGAACAATAGCCAAGCACATCAAGGACAACCAAGGCGAGGTCGACATGTCGACACTGCGTGAGGCGGTCAGTAGCGGACGGGGTATCGGTAAGTCAGCCTTGGTAAGTTGGCTCATAATGTGGATGTTATCAACTCGCATCGGCTCAAGTGTTGTCGTCAGCGCCAACAGTGAAAGCCAACTGCGGTCAGTCACCTGGGGTGAGCTGACTAAGTGGCAAGCCATGATAATAAACTCACACTGGTGGGAGATCAGCGCGACCAAGCTGGTGCCAGCGAAATGGGTGTGTGAGCTAGTGGAGCGTGACTTGAAAAAGGGTACGCGGTACTGGGCGGCAGAAGGCAAGCTGTGGTCGGAGGAGAACCCTGACTCATACGCCGGTGTCCACAACCACGATGGCATGATGTTGATATTTGACGAGGCCTCAGGCATACCGGACACGATATGGTCAGTAGGTGCAGGCTTCTTTACAGAGAACATACTAGACCGGTATTGGTTTGCGTTTAGCAACCCGCGTCGCAACCAAGGCTACTTCTTTGAGTGCTTTAACTCTAAACGGGACTTTTGGCATGGCAGACAAATTGACGCGCGGCAGGTCGAGGACACGGATAAAGCGGTATATGAACAGATTATTGCCGAGTATGGCGAGGACTCGTCACAGGCGCGGGTCGAGGTATACGGTGAGTTTCCATCGTCAGGCGAAGACCAGTTTATCAGCCCGATGGTTGTTGAGGACGCTTTCAAACGTGAGAGATATAAGGATACGTCTGCGCCTATCGTTATCGGGGTGGATCCCGCGCGGGGAGGTGCCGACAGCACGGTTATTGTCGTCCGCCAAGGTCGGGATATCATCTCTATCAAACGCTATCAGGGCGAGGATACCATGACAGTCGTTGGCCGAGTAATTGAGGCCATAGAAGAATTTAAACCAGTGATGACCGTCATCGATGAGGGCGGGCTGGGGTACGGCATATTGGACAGGCTAACCGAGCAGCGGTACAAGGTGCGCGGTGTGAACTTCGGGTCACGGGCTAAGAACTCTATTATGTGGGGCAACAAGCGGGCCGAGATGTGGGGTGCGATGCGGGAGTGGTTACGCAGCGCCAGCATACCGGAGGATAGAAAATTAAAATCAGACTTGACAGGCCCGATGAAAAAGCCTAACAGCAGCGGGACGATATTCTTAGAAGGTAAGAAAGAGATGAAGGCTAGGGGCATGGCAAGTCCGGACGCAGCCGACGCGTTATGCGTGACATTTGCGTTCCCAGTAGCCCATCGTGAATATGTTGACAAATCTCCGCGTAAGTCGTATGCTACTGGTAGCGGAGCATCCAGCTCTTGGATGGGGAGTTAGCTATGCCATTAAAAAAATCATCTAGTAAAGAAGCCTTCCGTGCTAATGTTAAGGCCGAGATAGACGCTGGTAAGAAACCAGCTCAAGCTGTCGCTATTGCGTACTCTGTTAAACGTGAATCAACTAAAAAAGGCAAAAAATGAAATTAAAACCTTTCGGTGAACGAATTGTAGTAAAGCAAAAAGAAGAAGAATTAACAACGGCCAGTGGCATTGTACTGGCTAAGACAGCGGATAAGAAGTTTGAAGGTGTGATTGTTGCAGCAGGGCAAGGCGCCATATTAGATAATGGCACGGTCAGGCCAATGACAGTTAAAGTAGGTGACACAATACTGTTCGGTGAGTATTCAGGACAGAAGTTTAAATACGAAGACGAAGACTATCTTCTTATGAACGAAAAAGACGTGATCGGAATATTAAATGAATGATGACATGACCACCGTTGGGGTTGTCGCTGAAGGTGCTAATAAGCCTAACGACAAAAAAGACATGCTTGCAACGATGCGAAGCCGCTTTACTATGGCGGTTTCTGCGTATTCAGAGAGCCGTGAAGACGAGCTTGATGACTTACGCTTCGAGGCAGGCTCCCCCGACAATCAGTGGCAATGGCCTGCGGACGTACTGGCTACCCGTGGTTCAGTTCAAGGTCAGACCATCAATGCAAGACCATGCTTAACAATCAATAAGTTACCGCAACATGTTCATCAAGTTACTAATGAACAACGCCAAAATCGACCTTCGGTGAAGGTAATCCCTGTAGATGATAACGCTGACGTAGAGGTCGCGGAGATATTTGAGGGTGTGATTAGGCATATTGAGTATATTTCAGATGCAGATGTCGCATACGACACAGCATGTGAAAACCAAGTCACCTACGGTGAAGGCTACATCCGTGTACTCACTAAATATTGCGACGACAATTCATTTGACCAAGACCTATACATTGGCCGTATCCGCAATTCCTTTAGCGTTTATATGGATCCTACAATACAAGACCCATGCGGCAGCGATGCCGAGTGGTGTTTTGTCACAGAAGACATGACGAAGGCAGAATACGAGCGTCAGTTCCCTGATGCCGCGCCAATATCGTCCATGATGCAGCAAGGTGTGGGTGACTCCTCACTAAGTCAATGGTTGACAGAGAACACAGTACGTGTTGCCGAGTATTTTTACTACGAGCATACGCCAACCAAACTAAACCTATACCAAGGCAACATGAGCGCCGTAGAAGGCAGCCGTGAAGACAAAGAATTGAAGGCTTTAGGCTTAAAACCGCTTAAATCACGCATGGCAGACGTTAAAAAAGTCAAATGGCTTAAAACTAACGGCTTTGAAGTGCTAGAAGAACAAGATTGGGCGGGTAAATTTATACCTGTTATCCGTGTTGTAGGTAACGAATACGAGGTTGATGGTCGTTTATACGTGTCAGGCTTGATCCGTAACGCAAAAGACGCACAACGTATGTACAACTATTGGGTTTCACAAGAAGCCGAGATGTTGGCATTGGCACCAAAAGCGCCATTCATAGGTTACGGCGGTCAATTTGAGGGTTACGAGCAACAATGGAAGACAGCTAACACGACAAACTGGCCGTATTTAGAGGTTAACCCTGATGTAACAGACGGTGCTGGTGCGGTATTGCCATTACCACAACGCGCTCAACCGCCTATGGCGTCTAGCGGTCTATTACAGGCTAAAGCCGGTGCATCTGACGATATTAAGTCCTCAACTGGTCAATACGACTCCAGTTTAGGGGCTACAAGTAACGAACGCTCAGGCCGCGCTATCCTAGCGCGTGAAAAACAAGGTGACACGGGTACTTACCACTACGTTGACAATTTAGCCCGTGCTATACGTCACTGTGGACGTCAGTTAGTGGACATGATACCTAAAATTTACGATACAGAGCGTATTGCTCGTATTATTGGCGTAGATGGCGAAGTGAAACGGGCTAAAATTAACCCATCACAAGCCGAGCCAGTGAAGAAAATTGTTGACGAGTCAGGCATTGTGATTGAAAAAATCTACAATCCTAGCGTTGGTAAGTACGATGTATGCGTATCGACTGGCCCAAGCTACATGACCAAACGTCAAGAGTCACTAGACGCTATGAGCCAACTATTGCAAGGCAACCCACAATTGTGGCAAGTGGCTGGCGATTTATTTGTTAAAAACATGGACTGGCCTGGCGCACAAGAGATGGCTAAACGCTTTGCTAAAACTATCGATCCTAAACTACTGAGCGATGCCGACGAAGACCCAGCATTGCAGGCCGCACAGCAACAACTTGAAGCAATGGGCCAAGAGCTAGACCAATTGCACGGTATGTTGCAAAACGTCAGCAAATCTATGGAAGCGCAAGACTTGGCAATCAAAGAACAAGAGGCTAATATTAAAGCATACGACGCTGAGACTAAACGTATCAGCGCAGTGCAGGCAAGCATGTCACCTGAGCAAATCCAAGACATAGTAATGGGTACAGTACATGGCATGATGGATAGTGGCGACTTAATTGGCGAAATGCCTGGCAGAGAAATGCCTGACGAAACGATGGAACAACCTGAAGGCATGATGCCTGAAGAACAAATGCAACCTGAACAACCAATGATGCCACCCGAAGGACAATTACAATGAAAGCCTGTGACTTTGTAGGAATACTATTCTTAGCTAGAGACGTGACGCACTCCGTCCATCTAAACACTAGAAGCTACTCTAAACATAAGGCTTTGCAGAAGTTTTATGAGAGTATAATTGACTTAGCAGACAGTTTTGCTGAAGCCTATCAAGGCCGTCACGGTTTGATGGGGCCTATTTCGCTTCAATCAGCTAAGAAAACTACAAACGTGATTGACTTTCTACAAAATCAACTAGAAGAAATTGAAGCGGATCGCTATAAAGTGTGTGAAGAATCAGATTCCGCAATACAGAACCTGATTGACGAAATAATAGCGCTTTACCTATCAACCTTGTATAAATTACGCTTTTTAGCTTAAGGGCTTAACATGGCAGTTACCTTATCATTATTTGCTGGTGCAGGCGCTCAATTCTTTGACAATAATGGCGTAATGTTGTCCGGCGGATTGGTGTACACCTATGGTGCGGGTACTACAACGCCACTAGCGGCCTACACAAGCAACACAGGGGCTACCGCGCTATCTAATCCTATTGTGCTTGATGCGTCAGGCAGAGTGCCTACAGGCGAGATATGGTTAACTTACGGTCAAGGCTATAAGTTTACTGTTAAAACTTCAACTGGCGTACTTATAGGTACTTACGACAACATACCTAACGCCGCGTTACCGCCATTAGTTAACGATGCCGCATCTATATCTTATCAACAAGGCGCATCAGTAACCGCCGGTAATTTTATTATTGGCGAAACTTATTTAATTACGTTTATTGGGTCAACTAACTTCCAATCAATTGGAGCCGTAAGTAATACCGTAGGCACGTATTTTATCGCTACTGGCGTAGGATCAGGCACAGGTACAGCCGAAATATCTCGTACTGTTCAAGCTAAATTTCAAGATACGGTATCAGTAAAAGATTTTGGTGCTATAGGTGATGGCGTAGCTGATGATACAGCGGCCATTCAAGCAGCAGCCCAATTTCTTACGGGCAATCAAACACTTTATTTTCCTGACGGAACGTATTTAATATCTTATATTTGGACTCCTTATAGTGATTCCGACCCTGTTAATGGAATAGGTAGAGGTAGGGGTGTATGTTATTTTAATAATATACCAAACATAAGACTATATGGCCCAAGAGCTACAATAACATGTGTTAACCACAATATTACAGCTAATGGGGGGTTTGCATTTGCATGGGTTACAAAATCACCAGGGTTTACTATTGAAGGTTTTAACTTTGATATGACCTTTACAGGGTATAACACATCCTCTAGTTATTACCCTTTGTGTGGCGGTGTAGTAGCTTATGAAAAATATGCTGGCGCAGGAACACAAGCTACGCTTTGTTCAAATTTCACTGCACGCGACTTAACATTTAAGTTATATCATCCAAATGGTGCTTTTGCTATAACTTCTAATCCATATGGAGGCGATAATAATAATGGATTTAAGATTTTAAGTGTATTTGCCTCAGGCGATTCAGCAGCGACAACCTATTCTGAACAATCTCGTAATTTGTTAGTTCAAAACATTAAATTTTTAAAAGGTCATAATGGGTATGGTTGCTGGGGCGTAGGATACAACGAAGCTACTTTTAAAGACATTTTTGCGGATGCTTGGGTAGCCGCAGCATATACGATAGCAACTGCTACCTATACCGGAGCTAATTTTGTCGCCCCTGTTCGGTTTTATCAATATTATTGCGATGGTTTAACAGTTGATAACGTACAAGTATTATCTTTGCCTTGGGCGGAACGTGTAGGGGCTTTTCAAGGCCGATGCGGCGGCGTATCTGTTGAAAGCGGGCTGACTGATAGATTTAGCGGTGGGGCTTCAATTACTAATTGCACGTTTGTTTTAGACGATGATAATTCTGCACTAGGGGGTATATTTGATGTAGGTATTACATCAACTTTATCGGGTAATATTAGAATATCATCTAATAGTTTTTTAGCGTGGACAGCAGCAGGGGCAGGCGTGGTTTGTATATATACAGTTGGAAATAATGGTACAGGCATATCCAACTACACAATTACAGGAAATATTGCCGGTAAAAGCGTATCAGGCCCTTTTGTACAAATAGTAACTGGAAATGATATATCAGATGCTAATAGAAGAATTAAAAACGTAACAATAACAGGAAACATTGTAGAAGGGTGGGGAAGTGAAGGTGCGGTATATACCTATATAATTGGCACTACATATTATGGTGTAGAAAATATAGTTGTAAGCAATAACGTCTTTGACGGATCATATTCTGCTACAACAGTTAACGGTACTGCAATTAATGCTAGTGGCCGTACATCTTCAGACAATATTATTGTTACGCATAACGTTATTAAAAACGCACTTGCGCCTGTTTCGTTAGGGTCATCAAATAAAATAATTACCGATAATATCTATTTAAATAATGCCGTCAATGGTACTTTTGGTAATTTCTTAACAAATAATTTAGGGACATTTACTACTTTTACCGCGGGGCAAGCCGTAAGCATTACAATAGCGGTAGGCGACTATTATCAATATCAATATACAGAATACTCAGCTACAGGAGCTATAGTAACGATGCTTGCAAATCAAGCTACCAGTACAACTGGAACAATTAGAACTGTAGGCGCAGGTAACACTGGAAAATTGTATGCTATTCGTATAGCAAATATTAAATAGAATAAAAAATAATGTTTTTTAAATTAAGGGTTAAAAATGGCGACTAGATATTGGGTTGGAGGTACAGGAACTTGGGATGCGTCTAGCACCACTAATTGGTCTGCAACTACTGGTGGAGCTGGTGGAGCGTCTGCGCCTGTTGCGTTAGATAGCGTAATTTTTGATTCAGCTTCAGGTACAGGAACTTGTACGACTGCCGCAGGTGCGGTTTGTACTAACGCAACATTAAGTAGCGCAACGCTTTTATTAACCTTAGGCGCAGATATTACAGTATCAACCCGATTTACGTTAACTAACGGAACATTATCCTTTACAGGGAATAGTGGTAATTGGACATTAACTACAGGCGTATTTGATTCGTTAATTAGTAATGTTAGACTAATGGCTTTTGGTACAGGAAAAATTAATTTAACTGGGCTTAACACAACAATATTTAACTTTACTAATACAAATTGCACTTTTACTGGAACTCCCGTAGTAAATTGCACTTATTCAGGTTCAACTGGAACAAGGTTAGTACAAGGTGGATTAGGATACATAAGTTTTAATGTAACCGCAGGGACAGACATTTTTTCTTTAGGTGGCAGTAATGGGTATTACAATGTTGATTTTACGGGGTTTAGTGGCACATTAGCTAATTCAGGTACGTTTATTGGCGGCGATTTAAAAATTAGTACAGGTATGACTTTAGCTGCTGGCGCAAATAGTATTACTTTTCAAAATTTTGTTGGCGCAACAGGAAGAACACAGCAAGTTACTACCAACGGTAAAACATTTGATTTTCCTGTTACTGTAACTAATGTAGGTAACACCGTTCAGCTACAAGACAATCTGACGATGGGTTCTACTCGTACTTTTACTTTGACTTCTGGCGATTTACACATAAACAATCGGACGTTAAGCACAGGGCTATTTAATTCTAATAACACTAATACACGAACTATTGATTTTAAAAGTGGCAACATTACTGTTACAGGTAATAGCGCTGTTGTTTGGAATACTACAACAGCTACTAATTTAAGTGTTTTGGGGACTCCAGTTGTTAATTGCACTTATGCAGGATCTACAGGTACTAGAGTGTTAGCCGTAAATAGAACAACACTAAACGGAATTGAATCAAAGGCGATAAATTTTTATATTAATGCTGGTACAGATAGTATAGTTACAGGGGCTGCAAACGATTCATTTAAGACGTTATCTTTTACTGGATTTTCAGGGTCATTTACATTTAACGCAACTACTGTATATCAAGATTTAATTTTATCTTCAGGTATGACATTAAATTCAAGTGCTACAGGCGTTAATTTTTCTGGAAACACTACGCAATTAGTTACTACCGCAGGTAAAACATTAGACTTTCCTATTACTTTTGGAAGTGCATCTTCTACGCCAACCGTTATATTTCAAGATGCGCTAACACAAGGTTCAACAAAAGCATTTACTATTACTAAAGGTACAGTGCAATTAAAAGCCAGCGCAACTTCAACTACAGGCGTTTTTGCTACGACAGGCACTACGCAAAAATATCTGCAGTCAACCACGCCTGGCACACAAGCTACTTTGACTCAAGCCTCAGGTACAGTAGACGCAACTTATTTATCCATTAAAGATATAGTTGCTACGGGCGGCGCTACATGGAACGCATTATGGAGCAATAATAACGTCGATGAAGGAAACAATAGCGGGTGGGTTTTTGGGGATCCTCCGATTATTAGTGCTGTAGAATATACGTATGCACTTAAATCATTCACCCAACCAAGGAGATTTTAATATGTCAATGAATTTAAAGGCCGTAACATCATGTATGGGCTACCAACAAGTTACATCACTTACTGCTGCTGCCGGACTAACTGTCCCGCAAACAACGCCAGGTGGTTTAGCTGAAAAACCAGTATTTGCATTAATCGTTGCTGAAGGTGCAGCCGTAAGGTGGCGTGATGATGGTACAGCACCAACAGCCTCTGTAGGTATGCCTCTTGCTATCGGCGTTCCTTTGCAATATGATGGTGACTTAAACAAGATTCAATTTATACAGCAAGCAGCTACTGCTAAAATTAACATTAGCTATTATTTATAGCTACACAAACTGTACTGGTACAGCTTACCTGGGTTTCTAAGGAAACAAAATGAGTGATAATCAAGAAGTAGAAGTATTAGCGGAAGTACCCGCGCCAGCCGAAGAAGTTACGACAGCTCCTGAAACTGTAGCACAAGAAGTAGAAGTGTCGGAAGAAAAGCCAGCAGAAGCAACCAAGACATTCTCGCAAGAGGAACTTGATGCTGCGATTGGCAAACGCTTGGCAAGAGAACAGCGTAAATGGGAAAGAGAACGTGCTGCACAGGTTTCAACACCTGCGACGCCTAGAGACCTCCCCGCGCCTGAGCAATTTGAATCAGTAGAAGCATATGCCGACGCATTGGCCATGCAAAAAGCTGAACAACTGCTTGAGCAAAGAGAGCAACAAAGGCAACAGCGTGATATCTTAGAGACCTACCACGACAGAGAAGAAGAAGCCCGTGCTAAGTATGATGACTTCGAGCAAGTTGCATACAACCCCAGTGTTCCTATTACTGACGTGATGGCCCAATCCATTCAGGCATCTGATGTTGGCCCCGAACTGGCTTATTACCTAGGGACTAATATTAAGGAAGCTGACCGGATTGCTCGATTAGCGCCAATCTTACAAGCTAAAGAAATTGGCCGACTTGAAGCTAAAATTGCTAACGAGCCGGTGATTAAGAAAACAACTAGCGCACCTGCGCCTATTTCGCCTGTTACGGCTAAAGGTAACGGTTCACCAGCGTACGACACGACTGACCCTAGGTCAATGAAGTCAATGTCTACGTCTGATTGGATTGCTGCTGAAAGAGCTAGACAAGCTAAGGCATGGGAAGCGAAAAGAAACCGCTAACTTTTATATAAGGAAACATCATGTCAAACTCAATCTTAACCATTGATATGATCACTCGTAAAGCCCTAGAAATCCTAGAGAATAACCTTGTGATCACACGTAACGTAAATCGTCAATACGACGATTCTTTTGCCGTTGAAGGCG